CTCACACAATATGTTAGATTTATCTGGTTAACGATTTCTCCAGGGCTTGGCCGTGCGAACTTATCAACTCCGAGCAATGTCCCGTCATCTGTCCTAAACACTGGTATTTCATCGGAGTTATAATCGTCGCGTATCAACTTTAGATAGATTGTGCCATTATCATGATCAAAGCCAGTAACAGCTTGGATATGCCTGCATATATCAATGATAAAATCCTCTACCTCAGACGGTTTTGTAAGCTTTAGGGACATACCAAACACCTCTGCATATAGAGTATCAGCAGCCGCTTTAAATTTTTCATCATTAATCATGCTGGTGTCGCAACCCATGCCCCAAATGCCGCTTGTCATGCATTCGTAAATGATGTGAGCAGGATTTGCGGAACCGCCGTTTATATTGCTTTTTTCTGCATACCAGTCAGCAGCAGGCTGACGCCTCAATTTAAGCCACCATGGCTTCATGTATGGGCTTGTAGCGCAGCAATAAATTTTACGGCACACAAGCCCAAACACCCCGCGAAACGCAGGTATATCAGAACCAATCTGAGATTGCAGATAATCATTACGGGACTGATCACCATGGCCAAACTCGACATCCACATATCCCTGCAGACCACCCTCTTTGCGCTCGCCTCCAAACAAATTCGGATTGTTGATATAAATACGGGTGTTTTCAGCGACAGATCCTTCCCATGCTATTTTTTCACCGGCTATTATGGCTAAAAGTTCATCGGCACCACCAAGGCACGCCTGAATATGCAGGCCCATATAGTATCTATAACCAACGACAGAACTAGATGATCCACCACCCCCTCCCATCAGTTTCCTCCCTTACGGATAGTTCTGATTTTTTCAACAAGAGCAATGGCCATGGCGTCGCCTGTTGATTCGATGTCGTCAGACGACAAACCTTGTGTCAGGAATTTATTCCAATTCAGCCCTATTTTGCGAAACCAAAGCCGTGTTCCTAGTGCACAATAACCAACAGTAAGGATATCCGTAGGGGTTATTATAATCGCATCACTTTCCACCGCTTTCCTCTCTTATCTCGTTGTAGTCAAGGTCTCCATACCAAACGATATTAGAGCTTTTAAGTGTAACAGTCCCAAAAATTACAGGCATCTGTTTCCCATCTTCTGCGGTTGGGACATCAAAATCCTCAAGCGTAGTCGGACTTCTGCTTGATGATACTGGTTTTGGCCTCATAACATACGAGGCTGCCACAGAAATAATTAAAGCGGCTATTGCCCACCACATATAAACCTCCTAAAAAACTAAACTGCCGTTTTGTGGATTACTGTCTGGTATCCATGGCTGACCGCCATAATTAATGCCATTGTCAAATTTTGATATGCATGTGCTAAGAGAATGATCGCATCCTGGATACAACGCCACGTCAAGACCAATAAGCCTCTGATGCACCATTGAGTCTAGAACAAGCATAGCACCTACCTGTGATCTAATATATCTCCTCACAACGTCATCTCCGTCTGCAATATTAAGGAACCCGCCCTGCATATAATTGTCTTCGCCAGGTTCTGTTACCAGGGTCAAAGTCAAGCCAGATACACTGCTTATTATACCGTCGACTCTGACAGTTTCTTTATCCACCTTGCACTCACCAGCCCCCTGGGAATACAACGCATGGGGGCACGCTTTCTGCCAACAGCGCCTCAAAGTCTGGCGTCGCACCGCAGAATATACAGACTCACATGTTATTTCTGCGTTATCTAATCCATAAAAAACAACATCAGTTATCCTGCCCTGCCACAAAATACGACTTGTTCCGTCGTATGGAAATCCTCTTATAATTCTAATATATACGATGTCATAAGGAACTTGGTTAACATACTGAGCCAAAACCCCCAAAGCAGGGTCGCACTCTATCGAAATATCTGACTTTATAGACTCTGATGAGCATTTAAAACTCCCCCTACTTATAGGTTTCGCCGTGTATGTGTTTAGAGCGTACACCTGTTCTCTATCAGCGGATGTATAGCGCCAGTATGTGTTCTGCCTGCTAAACTCGTACAATTCCACTGGACGGGAATCATGCTCTGACTTCTCTATGGCATCATAGGTCATGGCCGGATCTCCGTAATGCTATAATCAAGTTCAGCCAGGTCTGTGCGCTTCCATGTGATTTCAATGATATCTGAAGCCATGCGCTTACATCCCATATATGAGATATGTTTAATATCCGTACGAGCCAATTCAATAGATGAGTCAAGATAGAGCGTCATAGTCCCATCAGTATTTTCATCTGATTCTGTAACGGTCCTAAACAAAACTGATCCATCCGACATAAAAAAAGCTATATTAACTCTGTCAACACCCATGGTTGGGTGAGAGTTCCCGTAACAAATTATCTCGTCCCCGATATTCCCTGCCAAATCAGTTAAAATAAAATCTGCCTGATATGTAGGCTGGTAAAATGGGACGGCCTTACCTCTCCTGCGCATAAGCCATTGGCGTGCTGACCAGATATCTGATCTGGACCGCAGCAGCCTGGTATACGCACGCCCCTTGCGGGTATAGTCCCATGTGGAAAGTTCTCTCCTGACACCAGGCCCAAAATCGTAAACAGTCATATCACGTTCCCATACATCATTCACAGCGCCTTCGCTTAGCACTGGTCGCTCAATCTCAACATCGATATCATTATATGTTTCGGCTGGAATAGATTCTTCAACTGTTGTTAGATCTGTTAGGAGGAAGGTAGCAGATATTTCTGGGTTTCTTCCGCCTTTAGAACTCTGTTCTGGATTATTTTTCAATATTGACGATTTGACAGGCATAGCCACTGCCGATGTCGCGAACGATATATTAAAACTTTCTTCTATCTCAATCCACGTGTCTGATATGTCAGCGATAGTCCCTATGAACATTTTATCAATATTTTCATATATGAGCACCCAACCTCTTATCACGTAATCTGCATATTGAGTGTCTATATTTATAATAGAATCGCCAATTTCTATCTCAGATTTTAATTTCGTACTTTCACTCCAAACTGGGAAGCCCCATGGAATGTCTCGGCATTTATAAAGCATATTATCAATTACTGCGCGATAAGAATTTGGGACACGAGATGTAATTCGATATGTTTGACGTGGAGAAGATCTAAGGATTATACGTTGTTCTCTTCCGTTATCCCCAGTAAGGATATCTGTTTTCCATTCCAACGTTTCCTTCATATCGCGCTTAAACGGAAGTGGCCATAAAACTCCCTTTGGGCTTATATCTCCTCCCTGCCATGGCAAGGACCAACCTAATACCCTTTCTCCGCTAATAACCATTTCGACATTGTCTATATCGTCAAAATCCCATGTTATTATGCAGTCTATTATTTCCGGACCTGACATTTCAACCAACAACGAATAATGAATTTCTCCAATAGGAGAAATTGTTATCGGAGGATCATAACTCAGACCATTCGATAAAGTTATTCCTTCATCGCTGCAAAGATTTATCCCTGACAATGTTTTTGGTGCAAAAAAACCATTAAATACAATAATTTCTACAGTCTGTTGATAAAAAATTTGACCAAAAGAAATGGTTAGAGGTGCAAAATGTACCCTATAATAAAACATATCGCCATACGTCGGCACCTTGACTCCGGAATGGTCCTCTGCGGACTGGGCGCCCATGTCATTATCAGCAACAGCTCCAAACGATGCCGGATACTCCCCAATACCAGCTCCGTTTGACTGTTTTATGCCCATATCCGGCATGGGTGACGCTGCCAGAACAGCGCCAAGCAAAGACTCCGGACCAGGGCACGCTATGCCAGCAAAATCAGTCATTTTTTATACGCAAGCCCAAAGTTACCTGAATTTCCAAGTGATATTACTGTTGTCCGCTGTGCATATGGAAAAACCATCCAGTCTGATTCTATGACTTCTTTATTCACAAGACCCTCAAGGTTTAAAAACCTGGCCTGCTCAGACACAGCCACAACCCTATCTATTGATCCTGTCTGTTTTATAACCGCGTACATAGGCAATAAAGGCGTGCGGAAATTGTAAGCGGCCTGAGATTGGTTATACAATGGCGTGTTATAAGAACTTGAACAACCTCCCCAAAATACGCTACGCCCGTCAGTCTGTCGAATCTCTCCATAATATAACCCATTATATTTAATGCAGTTCCTATAATATAAACTGATCCTGTCTCCACTCGTTGTACCAATACCGCCGTCAAATGGGTTTGTAGAGTAGTTACTAGGGTAATAACTCGTAGTATAGCTACTGTATATTGAGCCTGTTATAAATCCACCTCCAGGCCACGAACCGAATTTTCTTGGCGTACCAAAACTTAGGTGAGAAAAAACGTTTGGTGCTATTTCCAAAACACAATTGACTTCTGTTCCGTTTGTAAACAAATGAAGACCTGTATATGGACCTGTGTATTGGTACATATCAAATCCTGATATAAGCGTCTGGCCGGTTGTGGTTAGATATGTTTCTTCGGTAGGTAAAGAGTCTGTCATCCGCGCCGCTATCTGATAATAAGATCCAAGTGAAAAAGCAGACCGTGGTAAAAAACAAAAATACTCCCCACTCTTACTTAGTCTCCTCAGAGCCCCATCATCCCCATGGTTTGTAAACCCTGCATTGGACACAGCAAATGCCACAATTGTATTGATCACGGAATCTCTATCAGCAGGTGCGTCTGAATATTGATAAGTCATAGATCAGACCTCTTTTTTAAACGCAGCCTGGTTACCAAGCCCAGATTTGGAACACCCGTTGAACACAACCCACACATCGCTGCTATCATCCGTTATTGTATCTCCTGGTGTGGTGCCATTCCCGGACACATATGCCACACCATCCAGTTCCCCAAGCACAACGCCATCCCATTTGCCGGTATAAATAACAACCGGAATAACATTCTGTGTCGCATCTGCATTTGCTGCCATGGGAAGCACGTCATTATAATACGGCCAGACACGCCCATAATCCGTATCATAACCGTTATCAACAAAATTCAACCATTCGCCTGACACAAACCGCAATCCGCCGCCGCCATTACTTGATGATGCATTTCCTGGCTGCCAAAAAGCCCTGTAAGTGGCGGCCTCTGAACTGTATCGTTCTGTTGCCACGGGACTATTACCGCCAATAAATAATGGATAAGGGCACTCACTTGGCAACGCATACGGTAAAATAAATCCGGCATAGCAGTTGGCCCATACCGTGCTTTCCACCAAGGCCGCTACCTTAAAATGACGGCCATTGGCAAAAAAGTGATAGGTCATTGATGACTTGTAAAGCGGCATATAATGGGGATTGCTGACGCCCACCTGGAACTCGAACTCGGCCTCAGAATTGTATCCGGCCATCCCCCGCAGCTCCCAGTGGTAAATGATACCGCCATCATCTGTTTTTACCCGGATGCCAACATAAATATTATCCGTTCCGGCAAGTCCCGGGCCATGCAGGTATACACAGCGCTGACCGGACCCGGATTCTGTACGATCCGCCAACACGGTCCACTGCTGGACAGACGGCAAATCCGTTGTTAAAAATGCAATCAGCAGGGTAAGCAGGTTATCGTGATCGGTTGCTGTGCCGGTTTCGTAAGCCATTCATATCCTCAATTCAAAAAGTTTTTGATGGTTGATGCGTTTTTCTTGATGCGGTTGATAATGACTGCATCCGCGCGGCCCGAAGAAATGTGATCAGAGATCATGGATTCATCCCACACGTTAATGATTTTGGGGTTGGATTGGACCACAGTGCCGCCGCCGGTACCGGCTCCGTTGGCCAGATGGGCCTGGATATCACTCAAAACAGCATCCAACTTGGCGCTGGTGTTCTGCGTCGTGACCCGTTCACCCCTTTCCAGCAACCAAGTTCCGGATGATGGCACACTATCAATGCCGTCATGGGCCATGCCGATGGCCGCAATATTCGATACAAGCCCACCCATGGTGGCGGCCACAGACGCCATGGCCGCAATGTTGGCCGGCCAGGTTGTGGATGCCCCGGCATTGGCAATGGCCTGCCACAAATCTATGGACGCCTGGGCAATGGCAAACGCCTTGGATACCGCAAACAGCGCCCGGTATGTGTCAGACTGTTCTCCGGCATACACAGATGCCAGTTCAGACATACTTCCGAACATCGAAGATGCTGATGAAAACGCAAGCTTATACCTGGATTGCTCTATTTGCGACAGCCTGTCTTCATGCTGCTGCTTAATATCCTGCTCCCTCTCATCCCATTCGGAATTCATATCAAATCGTTGTTGACGATATTGTTCCAGCAGGGTCATTTGCTCAGAGTACCAGTTCTCTAATTCTTGGGTCTGAGTATTTAGTTCAGCACCTTCATCACTGGTGTAGCTCAGTCCTGGGGCGGATGAAAAACTACCGTCAGCTTTCTGCGTCACAGCCCGATTATATGTCTCAATACCAATGGAACCAGCCTGATACAATTCATTTAGACGAAAAAATTCGTCACTTAATTTTTCAGCTTTTGTACGTACGTTTTCCGCAACCTGGGCACCCTCAATCATGAGTTGGTTATATTTTTCAGCTGCAGAATCAATATCTCCAAAAAATTCCGCCAAGGCGGTGTCAACATTTCCGCCGTACATTTTCTCAGTAAGATCACCCACATTCTTGGAGTATAAAGCCATGGCAGTCTCTTTATCTCCTGTCAGCTTAATAAACTGATTGCGATCAACCTTGTATTTATCCATCATGGCGTCAAATGTTGCCTGGGTCATGGAGTCCATGGAGGCATACGCGGACTGATATGCTGATGCTATGGCGTCAGCTTTTTTCTTTGCGTCTTTGTCGGCTAAAGCACTTGCCGATCTAACCCTGCTCGACTGATCGGCAAAACCAGCAGCATAATGCTCATATCCTGGCGTGTCTTTATTAATCGCCTTTGTAACAGTAGCATCGACAAGCCCCATACTTTTAAGGAAATCCCTTGTTTCATCAAGACCGGCTGTTTGAGATTTTAAAATGCGGGTAAGTAGTGAATCCGGGAATTTATTATATATTGCGACTAGTTTTTCAAAAGCGTCCACAGTCTTAGTCACTGATCGTTCCGCAAAATCAAACCCCGATCCGATTTCTCTTGCAACACCGTCAATGCCTTGACCAATAAGGGTTTTATTTGCCTTTATCCAATCAAGCATATTTGTGCTTAAGGTTATGATATCCGGTGCTATTTCAGAAACCGCTGTATTAAATTGTGCAGAAATCACACTTGTAAGTTCTTCAACTTTCTTTTTCGCATCGGCACTCTGCTTGACCATGTCGTCATTAATAACCACGCCAAGATCATGTGCGGCTTTACGCATGTCATCAAAAGCACCTGCACCACCCTGGATCATTTTTACAAATTGCTCACCACCCTGGCCACCAAAAAGTTCGTCTGCAATGCGAATCTGTGACGCTTTGTCCAACCCTTCCATACGGGAAATAATGTCAGACAGTAATGCCGGTGTGTCATCAAGCAATTTGTTTAAATCAGCGGCGGAATACCCAAGGCGCTCGAATGATTCTTTTGCAGATCCGGCACCAGTTACGGCAAATTCATCACCGCGCAGAGACAGTTCTTTCATGCCGTCTGTCAGTGCATCTTGGTTAATCTGGTACTGACCCGCCGCAAATGACAACTCCTGGAAAGCCTCCGCACTGACCCCGGCCATGGTGGAAAGCCGGTCAATTTCAGCCACTGCGTCAATGGACTGTTTGACCATCATGCCTATACCTGTGGCCCCGGCAAAACCGGCAATCATGCCGTTCACAGAGACAATATTTTTTCCCAGGCTGGTAATGCTGGCCTGAACCCTTTGAAATGTGTTGCCGGTAATATCCCTGGCAGCTAAAACAATTTCAAGTCTACTGTCGTTCATATCCGTTCCCCCGCCATTTTGCGTTTAAAATTTTTGCGGATATTTGCCCGGGCCGCGGTCTGATGGGCCTGCCAGAATGGGGTGATGATGGGGCGGGCCGGCGTACGGAAGGTTTTTGTAGTTTTTTTTAAAAAAAATGGAGTTTGTGTTATATCTTCGCGATCTACACCTGAATGTTTTATTAGGTCCGAACCACGACGAATAAACCACCATCTTTGCCGTGCAGAAATTTCCCGAGAAAACCCTTTCTGATGCATCAGGGCCAGATTTCTCCACCTTTTAGATGAAATATTTGACCTGGTAATACCCCTTCCAAGCGGATTTAAGCTTGCATTACGGACTTTTTGGGGAGAATAATGATTAACACGAACACCTTCGTATCCAAGGCCCAAATCAGCGTCAGACCATGTCATTGGACCAACAAATCCAACGGCCACAGCATACGGAGGCCGTGGGTTCACATCATACCGAACGCCTTTTGCCAAACTTTCTAGCGGGTTCCTGTTCGGCCTTTTCCAGTGGTACCTGGAAAGATAAGACAACGGTAAAAATCTGATTCCGCCCGGAGCCCCCTCGCGAATTTCTTTCTGCAATAAATTTTTAAGACGGCTGCCTTCAACCCTAAGCGCAGTGTTGTACGCTTTTTGCGCATTTTCATTGGCTTTATCAAGATACTCAAATACCTTCTTATCGCCCTTAATGGTAATTGATGCAGCACTATTTATCGCTTGCGTAGACATTGTCTAAAAAAAGCCCTTCCATCAGCATGATTTTAAGTTTGTTCCGCCGGGTGTAATCAATTCCCAGCTCATCAAATGCCTGCCGGACTTCGGCATAATCCAGGCCGATAATCCCGGCAGGCCCTGCCCGCCATTGGGTCTGTACTTCCTGCCAGACCTGCCAGACATCCTGGTTGATTTCCCATAACGGCTCCGGGCGTCCGTACTCACACGCCAGGCACTGCGCTATATCTGATTTTCGGGCACCGCAGCGGTCGCAGTATTTGATTCGCTGTTTGTCGATCCACCAGCCGAAGTGCCTTTTGAGTTTCCCTCATCATTCCCGCCGCCGTAAGTTTCAGCCAGGAGCGCTTTCCACACGGCAAAGGAATCCTTTATCGGGCGGGTATCCAGAAACGCCTGGTCCTGCTCAGATAAAACCAGATCAAATGCCGCGTCCATGGCATCATGGGCCTGGTCCAGGGTTGGTTTACAAATAAAATAAGAAAATCCGTGATCCTTTAATTCCCGGATCTGGCCCCGGGTCAATGACTGGATGTCAAATTCTCTGCCGTCAATAATTACTGTTTCCATTATGCGTGGGCCTCCGTGTTTGTCAGGGTGATCTGGACAGACGTTCCCTCTGTTGCGTCCGTGTAATACGCGGCATAATTAAGAGACACGGCCAGACCTTTAGGACCGTCAATTCCAGGGTCTGCCGGCGTGTATTTGAGTTCCGGCAGCAGGATATTCAGGATAGATGATGTGCCACCGGTGAATGTGGCTTCCATGCTGGACTCGGTTGAGTTCACAGCCTTGTTCAACAGACTGACATCTTCAAACAGCGCATCAATCTTGCCTGACACCTCCATGACGCCGTCCGGGATGGAACCCAGTATCCCACCGCCGCCAATGACATACTGGTCCGTGTCGCAGTTAAAGTTGACGGTCAGGTCAACAAGTTTGGCATTGGAGATTGTGGCACCACCCTCTTTAAGCGTCATCTGGTTGTTTTTCAACCGGCTGAAGCCGAGGCTTGTCGGGGAAGAATCAAAAGCTGATGTTGCAATGGTCCGGTTGGCCGCCACCACGTCAAATGTGGCCACAAGTTCCCCGTCTTCTCCCATGGATAAAGAGATGCTGTTAATTTTCACACCGGTGTACCGGAAATACTGCGGGGTTGCCAATTCAAGGAACTGGTGCTCGACAGTTAAAAAAGACCGGGCGTTCCCTGCCTTAAACACATGCGTGTATGGGCTTTCTGACCCGGATGTGGCGGGATCGCCAAACGCGGCTTTAAGCATGTACCAGAACTGTTTTGAATCCACGGGCACCACAATGGACCCGCTGGCGGACAGGTTGCCGTCAAAGGGCTCAACCGGGTTAAGGTTATTCCGGATGGTCTGGGCCGTATTCTGGTTTCTGGTAGCGTTAAGGCTGGAACTGTTTATTGCCAGCACAAAACCGCTTGTGGCGGCGGTGTCAATGTCATCCTGGAATCCGATAACGACCCTTGACCCTGCACCGGTTTGCTGTGTCATTTTATTTGCTCCTTAAATAATAAGGTTATTCGTAGGGATTGGACCCAATCAGTTTTTCCTGGGTCAGGGTCAGCACCATGACCGCAGCGGCCAGGGGATACTCATCCAGAGGCATAAACATGGTATCCACATCTTCCAGGTGGATATCATTCGGCAGGACCGTCCGGACCGCTGCCAGGGCAAGTATCCGCATCTCTTCGGCCCGCCGCCCTGCAAGGAATCGGACAACCCCTTCCGTGGTGGTTTCTGTCTCTTCATCACACACCAGGCATGACACCTGGATGACATGACCCTTGACCGTATTGGAAAGCCCTGCAGCCTTGGCATCCGGCGTGACAACCACAAGAGGGCAGTCATCCGGGCCCGGGTCCTTGCGGGGATCGCAATTTTCAAACACCGCCAGGGTGGCGTCATAGGTAGCAGATGCCCAGGCGACAAGGGCGACATCGGTCATGATGCCGGAGGTGATAAGGTCTACCAGAGTATTTATCGACGCCATTGGGTGCTCCTGGGTTCACGGATCAAGGGCAGGTGCCAGATCAGTCCGTCATGTTTATATCCGGCCCCGCCTTTTTCCTGGTCAATTGTCCATGTCACACCGTCCACCGTAATGGTGTGCCTGTACTCCGGATTCGGCACCTGGGCTTTTCTGACATATGCCTTTGCGCAAATGCCGGTGTTCCCGGCCCCGTCTGAATCAGCCTCCAGCAATACGGTGATATCGGTGTCCTGGATTCCGGCGTTGTAAACACCGGGTTGAGCAAATTCTCCGGTACAAAAGAAAACGTTCATATCTGTTTCCAGGTCCGTTTGAAAAGTCATTGATTATTCCTTTTCTTTCCCGGCGTCTTCTTGTTCTGCAAGTTCCTGATCCAGACCGTTCTGTGTAAGCTCAAGTCTGGCCAGGGTGGACTTATCCGGATCAATCGTAATGACTTCGCCCTTTTTAAACTGTATCCGATCCGTAATTTCATACATCCCGTCACAGTCGGGTACAGGACAAATGGCATGGGCCCGGGCAGATGCCTGGGCCTTATCCAGTCCGATCAGGCCAGATGCCAACGTCACGGTGTCAACGGTCACATACTCTTTCATGGCATTTTCAGGCATGGTATTTTCAGACATTGAAAGACCCCCTTATATAAGGTTAACCAGGCAGGAATTTTGCCAGTAGGCCATGCCCACATTACGGTCCGTGTCAATGCCGTACTGGTGGGCATTATTGTCAAACTCGTACTCTGACCCCTCAGCCTTAGCCTTCATGAGGACCCCTGTTTCTTCCTGACAGATAAACGATTTCACAAACGAATCCGTCCGGAATACGCAGAACTTGCTGGTCCATGAGGACAGGCGGGCATTTCCGGTAACACCGATTGAAAAACCGTTTTGCTTGAGGCCTTCCAGGGCTGTCTGGGTCTCTGCCACCTGGGACGGTGTGGCAACGGCATTCATGGCTGTGTTCATCAGGGAAATAGGCGTCATGACAAGAAACTGGTTTGCGTCCTCGTTCATGGGCTCCCCGGCATCGTCCTTGAAACTGACAATCTTGGCAATGGCCTGGGCAATGGCAAGCTGCACTTCCGCCACGCTGGGTGCGGTTACTGCAGCCCCGTGGACAGATACAGGCAGGGCTGAAATATCCACGGAAATCAGGTTGGACTGAGCCCCGGACTTGCCCTCCTCGTGATCCGTATCAAAATAATACTGGCCGTCGTAACATACGGTTGATTCAGCAAGGAGGATCAATTGTGACAACAGGCTGGCCCAGTGTGAATTTGACCGCCTGGCAAGCTCCTGGATTCTGGTCCGGATCTGCCCGGATTTGTCCCGGCGCATGTCTTTGACCAAAAATTCAAGGGTAGCTTCAAAACTCTTGTTCTTGATTTCAATACCGGACTCTTTCAGCCCCTTGGCCTGCCTGCCGCCGATCCATTCCCGCAGAGCAGGCACCATGCCCAGCCAGTAATATTCCTCTATGGATTGATCACTGGTGAAATGGTTGGAAACCAGGTTAACCCATGGCGCACCCACCCCGGAAGCCAGGGTCATGTAAAACCAGCCGATCACCTGCCTGGATGTAATTTTATCCATTTTTTTGTTGTCTCCTTTTAGAGATTAAAATATAAGTCGCCTGCCGGTTATGCCTGCAGGGCAGCCTTGCAAAGCGCTGCGTCAAATTCCACAATCGCAACACCGGATGACACCCACCTGGATACATACCCGATCAGGGAGTTATCCGTGGAAGTCAGGGTGAATGTATTGTCATCAGACGCATACACTGCAGGACGGTCATTTGCAGTGATGGCCACACTTGAAATTGATAGCTCAACTTTTCCTTTTGTCCGGACCCTGACATTTACGATACCCGCCGCACCGTCCGAGTTATCTGCCTTTGACTCTGCAAATCCCTGGAACGGATCTCCCGCCACAAGGGGTCTGGAATAACCGGAGCCGTTTTCACCCACGGCTGCGCCTTCGTAAATAATATCGGAAGCGATCATGGGGTACTCTTCCCGGTCCCCCTGCTCGTATGCCCTTGGGGTGTTATCTGCCAATGTTGTCATTTTGCTGCTCCTTAATTTTGTTTATCTGTTTAGCCGTTACTTTTCCGGAACTTTACCAGACCTTTTTCCGCAGCCTCCGCAAAGGCCTTGTAAGACTCGTAATCTTTACCGAATTCGGCAGACAGTGCCGCATCTGCTTCAAAGGCTTCCTTGCCCAGGACCGCATCTTGTTTTGTTTTTGCTTCTTCTTTTTTCGGTACCTGCGGGGAAACCACGGCCACAGGCGGGATGGAATCAGCAGCCAGGTCCGCTTTTTTGTCACCGCGCACCTTTTTCTCAGCCTGAACAATGGCCAGGGCCGCATCTGCTTCGGTTGACTTTCCGTCCCACATCAGGGTTTCCACCAGGGCCTCGTGTCCGGACAGGCATGCGTTTTGTACGCCTTTAATCCTGGCCCGTTCATTCTCCGCCCCCTGGGACAGCGCTTCTGCCCGGGCATCGTCCTGGATTTTTTTCAACAGATCCGGGGCTTTTGCCTTTAAATTTTCAATGGTAAATTCCATATCTTCACTCCTGTTTAAGTTATAGGTTGCACCAGGATCCGAATCCCTTTCCGGGCCCCCGGGTGCTTCGTCCTCGTTAAAGCCGGAAAAGACCGCCACGCTGGTATTGTCATCCGCGCCAAGGGAAACAAAACTGGTCTCAAAAACTTCAGACTCCATCCAGACATCTGCCGGTCCGGTGATGACTTCGCCGTTCACCACCATTTCCGCGCCTTCATTGAGCACCATGACCTTTTTAGCCTCAATCCCCACACTGGCCTGCCAGGGGAACCCCTCTTCGGCCAGCCCACGGACCTCAGAAGCATCAGCAGTCACCTTTGAAAAAGTCCCGGACACAAAAAAAGGCCCGTCTGTCCAGCTCTCCTTTGAGTGCCCCACAATCCGGTCCCGGTAATGTTCCCGCAGGATAGGCATTTTTGCGGCGGACCGGATACCTGCCAGGTCAATTGCCAGCATTCCCCACCAGCGCGGGATTGCCTGGCCGGTATAGGCGGTCATGACAAAATCTCCCTTTGCCTTTTCCGCGTCATCCTTGCCCAGGGTGACAGGCATGGTTGTTTTAAATTTAGTACAATGCGCTTTATCAGCGCCTAACACTTCAATATGTTTCGTATTCATTCTTCTACCGCCTCGTTTGGATCATCCCCGTCTGTTTTTGCGTCTATTTGTCCGCTGGATAACGTAATAGGCCTCCGGAATCCATCGTCTTCATCCCATGCCGTGTCTATAAACCGGCTCATTTCCGGAAGGCCGAGAATATCCCGGAAGGCCTCTTCGTCTGCTTTATGAGGCGTAATTCCACCGGCCCGAACACCAACCCCATAGGCATCCAATTTAGCCTTGATTAACTCATAATCCTCATAATCAGCGGCATCCGGATTATCCTGATCCACACCAGCGCCGTCGTCAGAATTATTTAAACCATCGTCAATCGAGCCATCGTCAATCAAGCCATCCTTAACCCGCTTTTTCTTTTCCTTGACCTGCTGGCGATGATTTGCCTCCCAGTCCCCGCCGGTCAGCTCCATGGTTTCGTCCGCAAGGGTGGACAGCCCGCCATCTATTCTGGCCACAGCCGCTTCAACCTCTTTTTTTTCATCAATTTGCCCCTTGCTTGTACCTGTCCATACAGACCCCAGATAAGCCTTTCGCACAGCAGGATCGGCAAAAAAACCAGGCGCCGGAATGCGTCCGTCTGCCACGGCCTCCCACATCCAGACTTCAAAAACAATGCGCAGAAAATTGTCCACCAGCCATTTGCGCTCTGATTTTACAAACCGCCAGAATTCCAGAAGAGATGCCCGGGCAGCCGAATAGCTTTTGGTAAAATGCTTAACAAGAATTTCAAACGGTATTTCAAGGGCCATGCCCACCTGCCGCATCCCCGCAAGGATAAATGGATCGAAATTAGCATTGGGCCGTCCCGGGTTTGAATCGTGGATTTTTTCGCCTGCATTAAGTTCCACGATCATCCCGCTGCCCAACCGGTATTCTGCCTTGTCATTCCCGCGGGTTGAACTGCCGTCAACCGTGTCATAATCCAAATCAATCCCGCCGTCCTCGGATTCAATAAAGACTGTGAAATACCCGGATACAACTGCGGCCATAACTTCAGCTTCGGTGTATCGGCCAAGTTGTTTAATGATTTCGATCACAGGGGTCAGATCCGGTACGCCCCGGGTTTGGCCGGGACGGGTAGGACGATACAGGTGTATGACATTCCGCAAACCTATCCGGGGGCCAAAGGCCGGCACTTTCTCCCAGACCTCGGTCTTTGATTTTTTCATGTTCCCAGGGTGCTGGTTTAAAATTTGATACTCTACCGGTGCGCCGTCAGCATCTTTTTTGACCCCGCCGGCCAGATCATCTTCATCAATTTTATGGTTTTCGTTGCAAAGCCGGTCAGACTCGACAACCTGGAGAGTGAGCGAATAAGGCACACCAGGCCGGACCCGCTTTGGCAACAAAACCAGGGAATCCCCGTTTTCCTTTTCCTGCTGGTAAACAATCCGGGTTAATTCGGATCCAGTGCAGGTCCGGGAAAGATCACAATCCTTTGAATCAAAAAACAAACACCATTCTCTTTGGATTGTAGACTCAAGGGTATCGGCCTGGTCATCGTTCAACCCGAGAAATTCACGGTCCACCCGGGACTGCAGCCGCAATCCTGTCCCAACTACATGGGTGACTTTTGTTTTGATAGCCCCGCAGGCCAGCGGGTTATTCCGGACTAAATCCCTTGATCGATCCCGCAAATCCGTCAATTCGCACAGCAGGTCCTCGTCAGGATCTTTGCCGAACGGGGTCCATTCCCGTAGCGCCCTGCCCTTCTTGTCTGCCCCGGCATAGGACGTTAACAGCTCAGCCCCCATCCTGGCCCGCATTCGACGCATATACCGCACCGGGTCCACCACACGGATAATTTTGTCCAGCATGTTTGGTTTCAAGGCAGGTTTTCTCATACAGGCACCCCACCCTTAACTCTGGATGCCCGGGCACCAGTCCTGGACAGCTTTGTCACCCAGTTGTTCCAGTATGTAATGTTGTTTCGGATTTCGTCGGCATCGGCACGGGTCAACATCCGACCACCGATAGAATATGACTGGCTATTTTGGAGTGCATCATCCGCCGCAATCCATCCATTAAGCTTAGCTTCAGCCATTGCAAGATCGATCCCAGCCATTATTCGTTCCCCCCCCTTTTCATTCTTATTCAATCCATGCCCCGCATGGGGAAAGACTGATAATCAAAAAAATTTAATGCCCGGGTAAAATCATAACACGGGTTTTTGACTCAAAATGCAAATGACGGCAATATTGGGGGTATATTGGGGGTATATTGGGGGTAAATGGGGG